CACGTGAAGCGATGGTGCTATGGCCAGACTTTCTTGGCTTTGATACTGCGACAAATTCTTTATCAACTTTTGATGCAACTGCTCGAGCACTTGGTTTACGTGCAAAAATTGATAATGAAATGGGATGGCAAAAAACACTGTCTAACGTTCCTGTGAATGGAGTGACAGGCATTAGTAAAGATGTCTATTGGCAGTTGCAAGATCCCGACACTGATGCGGGCTATCTCAACCAGAACGCCATCACCACTTTAATCCAGCGCGATGGTTTCCGCTTTTGGGGTTCACGAACTTGTTCTGAGGATCCTTTATTCTCATTTGAAAATTATACGCGAACTGCACAAATCCTTGCCGATACTATGGCCGAAGGGCATATGTGGGCTGCCGATTTAGCACTTACACCAGGTCTCGCCCGAGATATTGTCGAAGGCATTAATGCAAAAATGCGTGAAATGACTCAAAGCAATTATTTGCTGGGCGGTGAATGTTGGTTAGATCCTGCCATTAATACAAAAGAAGTCATTAAGTCAGGTAAGTTTTACATCGACTATGACTACACACCAGTTCCACCACTTGAAAACCTAGTATTACGCCAACGAATTACAGACCGTTACTTGGTCGACTTTGCGTCGCGTGTAACAGCAGGATAAGGACTAGATCATGGCTCTACCAAGTAAATTAAAACTCTCAAACTTATATAACGAAGGTAATTCATATCTTGGCCAAACTGGTGAAGTCACGTTACCGAAACTAGGCCGTAAACTCGAAAACTGGCGAGGCGGTGGCTTGAATGGCAACGTTAAGGTCGATTTAGGTCTTAGTGATGATGCGATTGAGATGACCTGGAAACTCGGTGGTATCGATAAACTTGTTTTACAACAATTTGGTGCTGAAACCATTTCTGCAATTGGTTTGCGTTTTGCTGGTTCATATCAGCGCGATGATACTGGTGAAGATACCGCAGTCGAAATCGTAATTCGTGGTCGTCACGAAGAAATCGATTTTGGTAATGCCAAAGCTGGTGATGATACTGAAATAACAGTAAAGACTATTTGGTCTTATTACAAACTCACGATCGATGGTGAAGTTGTCATCGAGATTGATATTCCTGGTATCAAAGAAAATGTAGGTGGTGTCGATCGACTCGAAAAGCACCGTGCCAACATCGGTTTAATTTAACTTTCCATCCCTCTGTTCATGTCCCGTGAGCAGAGGTTTTTTTATATATTTTTTGGAGCTTTACCATGCAAACTTTAGAACAAGTTGAAAACACTGCGACCATTAATCTAGATGTCCAGACTGTAGACCTTGATAGTCCAATTATGATGGGAAATCTAGAAATTAAATCTTTAGAGATTCGCAAACCAAATTCAGAAGCATTACAGGGGTTGAAAATTGCTGACTTATTACAAGGTGATGTCTCTTCAATTTTTACTATTTTGCCTCGTATTAGTTCGCCAACATTAACAAAAACTCAGATCCGTCAGCTTGAACCTTCGGATATTGCACAAATTGGTGGAGTAATTCTACTTTTTTTGCAGCCGAAATCAGCACGTGCGGAAGTATTACGCCAACAGTAGACGATGCAATAGCAAATATTGCGGTGGTTTTTCATTGGCCACCGCAAGCCTTTAGAGATATGTCACTCAGTCAACTGATGCAATGGCATCAAAAAGCCATTGATCGTAATGGAAATGATGCCGAATGAAACCCTTAAAACTTGAAGTCCTGTTTGGATCAAAAGATAGTTTAAGTCCAGCTCTCAAGTTAATGATTGGAAGTAGCAATGCTGCTTCCAAAGCATTAAAAAATGCACGTGATGAAGTAAAAAGACTCAATGAACAGCAAAAGCAGGTTGATGGGTTTGTTAGACAAAAAAAAGCGACTGAAGATAGTGCTAAGGCTTTAAAAGATGTGCAGGAGCGCATTAAATCTTTACGCCAAGAAATGACGACCAATCCTTCAGATAAAATTAGCAAAGATTTTGATAAGGCTACAAAAGAAGCGAAAAAGCTCAAAGATGCACATTCACAAAATCAAGCCAAGCTTCAAGAGTTGCGTAATGAATTAAAACAAACAGGTGTTTCTACTAGTAATTTAGCCGATCATCAGTCGGAATTATCTAGAAAGATAACAACTGTCAACGCATCTATCGATAATCAAAAAAAGAAGCTTGACAGCCTAAATCGCATCCAAAAATCGCATAGCAATATATCTGGCAATGTACGAACTGCAGCATTATATGGTGCGGGTATGACTGCAACAGGTGCAGCTGCCCTTTATCAGATGCGTAAACCAATTGAAGAAAATAAAAGGATGGATGTTCTGGAAAATAGAATTGGAGCGCTTGGATTGGGAGATACATCAACAAAAGAGGCAACAGAATTTGCAAAAAAAATGAAAACGTATGGGACTAGCATGACTGAAAATATGAGCTTAATGCTAGATGGGACATCGGCATTTGCTGATGTTCACCATGCGAAAATGGTTACTCCAATGTTAGCCAAAATGAAGTTTGGCAATACTGCGATGTATGGTGATGAAAAAGGGGCAGATAACGAAAAAAAATTCATGGATATGCTTAAAGTCATTGAAATGCGTAATGGTTTAAAAAGTGAAAAGGCGTTTAAAGACCAAGCTAATATTATTCAGCAAGTCATTACAGCTACAGGTGGACGTGTACAAGCTGAAGAGTGGTTAAATGCAACTAAAAGAGGTGGAATAGCAGTCCAGGGTCTTACAAATGAGGCTTTATATTACAAAATGGAACCTATAGTGCAGATGATGGGTGGTCATGGCTATGGTAATGCTGCAATGTCTGCATATCAAAACATATATCAAGGACGAACCACCCAAAGAGCAGCTAAAAATCTCGATAAATTTGGTCTTATCGGTGACTATTCAAAAGTTAAGCATAACAAGACCGGTGATTTATCTTATTTAGATATTGGAGCAATTAAAGGTTCAGATTTATTCAAAAAAGATCAATTTGCTTGGATGGAACAAGTACTCATTCCAGCAATTAATGCAAAAGGAATTACCAGAGATGATGATGTGGTCGATGCAATTGGTAGTCTCTTTAGTAACCGTACTGCATCCAACCTTTTTTCACAAATGTATATGCAAAGAGAGAATATTCATAAAAACATAAAATTGAATAAAGGTGCTGCAAATATCGATCAGTTGAGCGATAGGGCGCAAAACACAGTTTCAGGTAAAGAGTTAGAAGCGCAGGCAAAACTTAACGACGCATATTTACAGTTTGGCCAGACTATTTTACCGATCTATACCCAAGCACTTGTCATGGCATCAAATGCTTTGCAAGGTTTTACAGGCTGGATGCAACAGAACCCGACTTTGGCAAAAGCATTAGGTACAGGTCTTTTATTAATAGCTGGGGGGTTAGTGGCTATAGGAGGTTTACTTCTTATTTTCTCACCACTCATTTTAAGTATGTTAAGTCTGCGACTTATGATGGTGACATTGGGTGTGCAAGGTAGTGCATTAAGTTTTGTATTTAAGATGCTCACATCTCCATTTAAAGCCCTTGGCTCATCTGTGATGTGGTTAGGCAGAATGCTTTTTGCTGCTGGTCAACTCATGAGAGCAAATCCAATTATCTTAGCAGTCACACTACTTGCTACAGCTGCATACTTTATTTATCAAAATTGGGCACCGATTAAATCTTTCTTTATGGATTTATGGACTGGTGTTAAAAATGCATTCAATACAGGCGTATCTTTCATAAAAGGTATTATTCAAAGTGTAGATCAAGTTTTTGCAGATAATCCTCTTTTAAATCTACTTTTCCCGCTTATTGGCATACCTCGTTTAATTATTGCGAATTGGTCTGGTATTACTGGCTTCTTTAGCTCAGTTTGGACCAGCATTACAACTGGCGTAGCGAATGTATGGAATTCAATAGTTAGTTATTTAGGACCTATTGGCGATTGGTTTGCTGCTAAGTGGGAAAATATAAAACTAGTTACCAGTGTTGTTTGGTCAGGGATTAAATCCATTGTTACTACAGCATGGGACAATTTGATTTCTGCTATTACGAATAGTCCACTTTTTCAGAGAATTGTTGATGGCTGGACTAAGATATTTGACTACCTTGGCAGCCTTAAAAACAAGATGCTAAGTATTGGGAAAAATATCATTGATGGTTTAGTTAATGGTATCCAATCAGGTTTTGATAGCCTTAAAACCATTTGGGCGAAAATTAATAGTTATATGCCTAGCTTTATGAAGCAAAAAATGGATATCCATTCTCCTTCGCGAGTCATGGCTGGTCTAGGTGGACATATCGTAGGTGGTATTGGCATGGGTTTAACTCAAGCCTTTCCAGAGTTAAAGAACAAATATAATCAAGTTCTTAATTTGTTCACCAATAAAGCTCAATCGCCAGCTATGGATCAGATTGATATTGCTGCTCCAGTTATTTCTAAAATACAAACCGCACCAAATTTAACATCAAGTCGTCAGTCTTCATTGGCTGTGGCTGGAGACACTTACACGATTCATATTCATGCTGCACCAGGACAAATGGTTCAGGATCTTGAACGTCAAATTGAACAAGTAATTAATCGATTACAACGCGATAAATTGTCACGTGTACGCACAATCATGGCAGATCAGGAGTAAATCACATGATGATGATATTGGGTATGTTCCCGTTTAGTATCCCGACTGCGGTTTACCAGCAGTTACAACGCAGTACCAATTGGCGGCATCCAAGTAATTCACGTGTTGGTGAAATGCCAGCCTATCAGTTTGTGGGTAGGGGGGAAGATACGATTACCTTAGAAGGAAGTATTGTGCCGGAGTTTGGCTCTCAGATGAGTATCACTGCTTTACGTGCTATGGGTGATACAGGTAAAAATTTTCCGCTTATCGCAGGAACAGGTAAAGTTTTTGGGCTTTATCACATTGATGATTTGCAAGAAACACAAACTTACTTTTTTACAGATGGTACTCCTCGAAAAATTGAGTTTAGTTTAAAGCTGACACAAGGACAGAAGCCAGGAACTCTAATCGGTAATGCTGCAGGTAAATTGATAGGCTTATTATGACCCTTATTTCCGCAATAAATTCAGTTGTTGATGATGTACTGCAGGCGAGTTCTGTTCCTATTTATAAACTTGTTGTTGATGGCGTAGATATCTCATCAAAGGTCAACAATCGCTTAGGGCAAATGCGTATTGAAAACAAACGTGGTTTTGAGGTTGATACGCTCGATTTAACCTTGTCTGACCATGACGGATTGCTTGAAATACCAAGTAAAGGGGCAATCATACAAGCGTGGATTGGCTGGCAACTTACAGGCCTAGTATATAAAGGGAGTTTTGTTGTAAAGGAAGTGGAGCATGCAGGGGCACCTGATGTTCTACGGATCCGAGCTACCAGTGGCGACATGAAGAAGTCATTAAAGAAAAAGAAGGAACGGAGCTTTGATGACATTGCTTTGGGTGATCTGATTAGAAAAATTGCTATCGAGCATGATTTAAATGACCAGGTATCTGAAGAACTGGCCAACCATAAAATTATTCATATCGATCAAAATGAATCAGATGCAAACCTTTTGACACGCTTAGCAGATGAACATGATGCGATCGCTACAATTAAGAACGGTATGTTGCTGTTTATGCCAAAAGGCAAAAGCCAAACGATATCTGGCCAAGAGCTTCCAACTTTTGTTTTGACCAGGTCAAAAGGCGATGAACACAGATATAGTTTTAGTGATGGAGGGGAAGAGGTCACTGCAATACGTGCATTTTATTACGACGATAAAATGGCCAAAAAACTTGAAGTGATTGTTGGTGACCAATCGAATCAAAATATTAAAGAGTTACGTCATATTCATCGTGATAAACAAACCGCAACTTTAGCTGCTAGAGCCAAGCTAAACCACTTTAAACGAACAGCCGAGACATTGAGTTATAGGCTTGCCAGAGGCGTGCCCGATCTAATACCTGAGCAAACTTTTCTATTTATTGGAGTCAAAGAACAAATTGATGAAATTTTTTGGCTAGGTACAACAATCACAGATACGCTAAATGACAGAGGATATACAACCGAACTGCAGCTTGAGGTTTTCTTTCCTGATGCGGATGATGTTTCTGAATTATTTGAAGATCAATTTGTCTCAGAGAAAAACAAAAAATGGACAGGTGTTGTGGTGTATTACCAGGAGGGTGATAAGGCTGTAAAACTGACTAAAGGTGATCAATCAAACCCTAAACATTTCTCATATCTTTATTTGACTAAAGCTGGAGCACAACAACGTTTAGATCGTGAATATGCCCTATTAGATCTCGAGACAGGTAAATTTACAGCGCATAATGAGTTAGACCAGAAGGCTTATACAGGTTTAAAAACACAATATACAATCGGCCAAAATAAAAGCCCACGTTATTGGGTAACCTTGGGGGATCAAACTAACCCCAAAGTCATTGATCGTGTATTTCAAAGTAAAGTGGCTGCTGAAAAACGATTAAAGCGTGAATTACCACGCCTTAATGCTAAGAAAGATATGCTTGAACAAGTCAAAACAGATCAAAAGTTATAAATGATCAACTCATTGCCATTGTGGTCTTCATGAGCTGCTTTAGAGTTCACTGACCAACGGATTTTACGATGTGTCATTTGATAGTCCTTAAACAGTTCTCTCACTTCAGGCACATCGTTCAGGCTTAAAATGAACTTTCCTTTAATCTTATCTAGTTTGTCTTTTAGAGTATAAAAATCCTCTTTAGACCAAATGCCTTTACCATAAACATTTTCGCAATCCCAATAGGGAGGATCCAGATAAAATAATGTGTCAGGACCATCCAAGCGATTGATGACATAATCATAAGAGCGATTTTCAATGACTACATCTTGCAAACGTTCATGAATAGAAACTAAATGTTCCCGTAGACGTTCGCCCAGACGCATGCGGTTCGTTCTATCTTTAGAATAGGTAAAAGAGCCATCTAATTGGCAACCAAAGGCAGAGCGTAGTAAATAATAAAATTTCACTGCTCTTTGAATATCAGTAAGACCAGATTGGTCACGTTTAAAATCGTCAAATTGAGTACGTGAAAATAACAATAATTCAAATTCAGTTAAAAACGCATCAAAGTGAAATTTTAATATGCGATACAGGTTAATCAGATCGTCATTAATGTCATTAATAACTTCTACAGTAGAAGGGGTTTTTTTAAATAGAACCCATCCTGCTCCGCCGAAGACTTCAACATATGTTTTATGTTCTGGAAGCATATCAATGATTGTTCTAGCTAGTTGTGATTTACCACCGAGCCAACCACTGAAACTATGTCCACTAGGATTGTATTGTGGTGAGAGGTTTTGTGTCATGAATCTTACCTGGTGTTTGATGCTCTGGGCATTCAGGTAAGGCACTCAAGGTGCTCTGGAATGTGTTTAGGGTTTTACAACGAGGGCATTTAATTTCGATTTGATTAAAGCCATCTGTTCTAGCCAATAATTTAAAACAACATTGGCATTTTAAATTTTGCATATATTTTTCTGCATTAGAAAAACTGACTAAATACTATAAAAAATATAGAAAAAGAACAAATATTTGTTCTTTTAATTTAAAATAAATATAAATATGTTCTTAAGGATTTGATAAATGATTGCACCCAATAACTACAACAAAATAAACAAAAACAATTCCCGTCCACAACTCGTTTGCCCACACTGTAAAGTTACTAATCTAAAAATTCGCTCAAGTGAGCAACGACACCCTTTACTGAAGGACGTTTGGCTAACATGTCCTAACTTATTTTGTGGTTTTACATGTGGTGGCCATATTGAAATAACTCATACCATTTCGCCGAGTGCAACGCCAGATCCTCAAATTCATATCCCTACTTTGTTAGAGCTGAAGTCAGCAAATGATGAAAATTGGGAAGAAAAAAATGACTAAATTTTTAACTGTAATATTTATAAGCCTAGTGTTTATAGGGTGTTCTTCATCTAATGATGCAATCAAAGCTTTAAAAGCGAATGGATTTACTGAAATAGAGACCCATGGTCGTGCATTCTTTTCTTGTAGTGAAGACGATACATTTGCGACCAAGTTTACGGCTAAAAATAAAGATGGCCAGATGGTAAAAGGTGCCGTTTGTAGTGGCTGGTTGAAAGGGGCAACTATTCGTTATGAATGATCTAAATTATTTATCGCCAGTCATTTCATTCTTTTCTCAGCAATATGTAATTATCAAAGGTCATCGCTTTGGTCGTGCCTCTTGGTACATGGCAGTTTTAATGCGAAAGTGGCCAGTACTTGATTGGAGTTATTCAAAAGACCTTTGCTTTAACCCAAGAAAGATAAAAAAAATTGCAGATAGAAAAGCCCGAAGAGCTTTTTATCAATCATTTTCCCAATATAAAAGATCATTTAAACCGCGTCCTGAACCAAAATTAAAGATTCTCAAAAATGAATGGCCATCATTAGAAAAATGGCAAGCTTCAATGCTGGAGGCAACGAAAACGGTTGCTAAAAAGTTTAGTGATATGACGGATGCAATGTCTTATGCATTTCGTACCATCGAAAAAGGTTACTGGTGCGCTTGGGATCCAGCAAAAGAGCTATAAATTCTCTACTTTAGAGGGGAACGTCCACCAAATCTTATTGTAATAAACCTCATTGCGTAAGAAATTAATTTTTAATTCATTACCATTGTAATCATAAAGATTGGTGACTTCTCCTTTCTTATTTATCTCTGCAAGCAAATTACAACCGTGCTCTATTTTTCTAGCTTCTAAAACCCTGATCATGACTTGCATATAATTTCCTATTTAACAGTTTTATAAAATTTTATCTCATATTCTTTAGCTTGTTCAGGCGTAAATTCTCTGTCCAAACGAAGTAAAAATAGTCCTTTTTTATACATGTATTGATTAGTCATTGGCATTGCCAAATGTACACTTTTTATATAGTTATAACGTCTATTTAAATCTGCTTGGTTTCTAAATTTTTCAATAGTCCCACCAACAAATTTTTCAGGCGGTATATCACTATCATAATAACCATCACTTTCAAACTTGGGGTCGACTTCAGGATCTGGCCATGAAACTTTTTCTATGTATTGATTAGGTCTACCTAATTGGTGATTCAAATCATTTTTTTCATCAAATGGATAGACGAACTCAACACCTTTAATTTTCATTCCAAAAACAACTTGAATAGCATCTTGTGCAGAACATACAGATGTTGCTAATAAAAAAAACAATCCCAAAAATAATTTATGCATTAATAAAACCTATTATTAAAAATTTTATAAAAGACAATAATCACGATTAACAAATCCTAGATTTTGCACTAGATATTTTCTTTAGATAAGGACTAAAAATTTGAGTTTTTATATGTAATCTACTCGAAGAATTTTCCAAACCAGTCTGAAACTTTATTGAAATTTAAGACAAAGGTTGCAAATCCACCAATTAAAAAGATGGTTAGAATATTAACAAGAAAGTTTTTACCAACTTCACTAAACCACCACCCAACTCCTTGTTTTTCTGTTATAAACCCATTGATTGTATTCACTTTTGTTTCAACTATTTCCAGTTGGGCTTTAACTTTTGAATCAAGCAGTGCTTGGTCTTCAAGGGCTGCTATTTCGGAACTTAATGCAACATTTAAAAGATTACTAACGACTATATTTGCTTGATCTCGATAACCTTTTAAAGATGAGTCAAGTTCACATTGTGTGTGAAATGTTTCCCATTCTTGATCGTTTGGGTCCCGCTGATGGCGTGATTTTATTTGATTAATAAAATCTATCTTGTGCTTTTTATAAATTGTGTAGGCAACAATACTTTCAAGATTGTATCCCTGATCATTTTCAGTAAGCTTTTGAAATACCCAGCTATATTTAGGGTCAGGAGTTTGACTCATAACCCTTGCATAGCCTTATTGAAAGCTGCATTAACTGCATCCATATCTGGTTTAAAGTTACGAACAACTTTTCGACCTTCCGCAGACAATGGAATATCTTCTGCCGTGATACCAGGATTATCACGCAGCATTTGATTGAGACGACGGACACTCTCCACAGTAAAGACGCGTTTACGTTTTTCCATACTGCACCTGATTAAATAAAAAATAGCACATTGCTATATTGACATAACGATTCACTATCGGCAATATGGAAAAGCACAGCAAAATCTGTGTACAAGCCTAGGAAACTTGTTAAATGTACTAGAGAGCAGAAAATATCCGCTCATAGCGGCTTTTTTTTGCCTAAAATGTCTGATCTGATAGACTCTCTATGGTAGATCGGGCAGGGCAGCTTCGCGCTGGCCGTTCTCTAGTACGGTTTTCCTAGCCTTGTTCGGTCTGCCACCATTACCCTAGGAAAGTGATGGCGGTAGGTTTGCAAAGAACTTACTAGAGTATTCACCATGAAAAAATCTATTCATGTCATCGAGCACACACCTATCCTTGATTTAGAAGCGTTTTTAAAACGCCAAAAGCAAATCAAACGTTCCAAACTCCTCAAAAACCTCTATGAAGGCTCTGCATTTATTTGTATGGTCGCGTTTACATTCTCTATATTATTCATAGGGGGGTAAGCTAATGACGACACTCGAATTACAAAATGCTGTATTCATTCAAAATGATCAAATCAAAACTGATAGTCTTAAAGTTGCCGAAGTATTTGGAAAGCGCCACAGTGACATTATTCGGGCAATAAAAAATATTGATTGTTCAACTGAGTTTAGCGAACGCAATTTTGCGTCGGCTGATTATTTAGATGAGCAAGGAAAATCCCGTCCAATGTATGAAATGACTAAAGACGGCTTTATTTTCCTTGCGATGGGTTTTACAGGTGCAAAAGCAGCTCAGATTAAAGAAGCCTATATAAAGGCTTTCAACCAAATGGCAGAGCTGCTCTTAAAACAGCGAAATCAATTGCAAACAATACAAGTTGGCTCGGTAGTTCAATTACGCTCAGGTAGCCCGAACCTAACGGTAAATAATATTTTTGATGATATTGCCGAGGTGATCTGGTTTAGAGGAGGGCGTATTGTTCGTGAACATCTTCCGATTAGTTGCTTAAGTTTGGGCGAAAATGATCAGATTGCACCAAATGTTGCAAATTCACTTGAGTCATTTTGGTCAAGTATGTACACACATGGCATTCACAACTTTAATCATAGTAATAGAACCGATCAGATTGCGATTAACCTCACACAAGTTCTAGATCTATTCCCCAATCTGTTTAAACGCCCAGATCTAATTCAGACTTTACCTCACAGTAAACCGCCATATCCTAAGTATCTGGAACACAATATTGCAATTCAGAGCAGGTTGGAACGTAAAACGATTCGTTGTTGGATATTTACAAGTAGCCAACCTACCATGATTGATGTCGGCCGCTAAGGGGAATGATGATGAACGAAAATATTATTCCCTATGTGCCTATCGCGCCTCGGGTACAAGCTACAAATGAAAAAAGCCGTTTACTTTGCGAACAATTATTTTTGCTCATAGATTGCGTGACCAGTAGTCAAATTCTTTTTAATCATCAAACTGATAAGGGTTACTTATCAATTTGTCCCGATCAAATTAATGATTTGATTGAAGAACTGTCAAATACTGATCATTCATTTAAAAAAATCGATGTAAATTTATTAAATTCGTCGCTAAAAGATCTTATTTATCCTAAGTTTAATGGAGAACACACCATTATTAGCCCGATCTGGAACAACACAGAGGTACGGGTTTGGCAATTTCAATTAAATCAAATTGCTAATGGGGTAGATATGGAACTTTTAATGAATGATGCAGAATTGAACTTAGATATGGCATTAAGTACTTTGCGCGTCTGGAGAAATTCTTTAGAAGCTTCGGTCGGAGATAAGCAGGTTATTTATAATAATAATGACCTGATTTATAAATTATTGGACTTAGAGCAACGATTGCAAATAGTTCAGCAAAAGTTAGAGGAATAGATAAAAAGCCCACTGTAAAAGGTGGGCTTTTTTAATGGCTGATCATTCTTTATTTTCGACTTCTTTCGCATAAACAGAACTTAAACGTAGTAAAGCTTCCTGAGCTTCAGGGCTAAGCTGTCTATATGCTTTTAATAACAAACTTTCTTCACTTGTAAGACCACTAAAGTCTGGATCAATGCCAAGCAATACATAACGGATATCTATTCCCTGTTTTTGTAGTTTTGCTAGGTAAACCCACTGATCTGGCACTTTGTTGCGGACATAGTTACCTAACGTATTTTCATGGGCATCGATACTGCGTGAAAGCGGTTTTGCTCTCAAATTTTTACGCTCCAGCTCTTCTGTGAACCTTTGTGTAATCTCTACAGCCAAATTTTCGGACATATATTTCACCGATATATATTGAAAGACTAAATATTTATGCTATAGTGATTCGTAGCACATCACTATAACCGTAGGATACTGTATGAGTACAGAAACTTCACCTTCTAATCGTTCCCGATCAAAAAAGATCAGTGGTGGACGTATTCCATGCATTGTCTATCTACCAAAAGAGGAAGTTAAGGCAATCGATCAAGAAGTAGAGGAAACCGATTCCAGTCGCTCAAGTGTCATCGCAAGAATTTATTACTTGGGTAAAAAGCAAACTCCAAACAATGAGGACCAAAACCAATGAGTTTGAAGAAACAAAAACGGGATAACCGTTACAACGTCAATCTGACTAATGATGAGTCTGATCTTTTTAAAATTGTCTCACGGCTTACTGGTGTTAATCCTGGTGTAATCATGCGCCAGCTTGTAATGAAACAGGCATTAGCATTGCTAATTGCAGAAGACATTCAAGATAACTTTAGCTTAGACAGTTACTTAAAAAAAGGCGCATCAGATCACCTTTCTAGGAGCTGAATTGATGCCCACACAAGAAATCGCTCTTTCGGATAAAGAGAAGGAAATTGTACAGGAAGTGCAAAAGGCCCTAGGTCTACCAACTATTGAAGAAACCATTGAGTACCTTGCCAGAGAAAGGATCCAAGAATTACTTGGAAAATTAGCAGGGCAGGAACTTAGAAAAACCAATCGGCATTTATTTTAAGGCAGTTTATTGAAAATGATGTTTCCAGAAACCAAAGCTTTAGTAGTAGAGAAGTTAAAAGATGTCTACGGCTTCAAAGTTAAGGGCAACGATAAATTGCGTGGTAGATGCCCAGACTGCAACCACAAGGAAGCATCAGCTTGGGTATATCCTGAGGAACCGTGGGTAGTTTTCTGCCCACGTAAAAACGAATGTGGTAAAGAAAACCACATTCGTGATTTATTCCCTGAGTTATTTGAAAAATGGGAAAAACGATTTGAACCAACCCCTGAAGATCCAAACAAAACTGTAAATGCTTATCTTGTTGAAGGTCGAGGATTTCCTTTAGAACCGTTAAGAGGTCTTTACACGCAAGAAAGCATTACCCGTTATAAGCCTAAGAAAACCACTTCTATTACATTAAGATTCCCAATCACAGATGAAGAAGGGAACCCTGGATGGTGGCAGCGCGTTCTAGATGAACAAGGCGTTTTGCCAAAAACCACATTTAAAGAAGAATGGTCTTCAGCAGGCCATGCATGGATGACACCAAATACAAACTACATCGAGTCAAAAGAGATCTGGATCACTGAAGGTATCTTTGACACGATCGCTCTTTGGTTATCAGGCATTACTAGCTTTTCAGCTTTATCTGCTGGAAATTACCCTAAAATTTTCCTCAATCACATTGCAATGAAATGTGCTGAACAAGAGCTGCCATTACCAAAGCTTGTGTGGGCATACGACAACGATAATGCTGGGCATGAGGGTATAAGAAAAAACATAGCCTTAGCTGAAGAACTCGGCTTCGAGTCTGAAGCTGCACTTCCTCCTAGTGGGCGTAAAAAAACAGACTGGAATGACCTTTATAAACAAGATCGTCTCAAGTTTTCAGATTTAGAAACTTATAAATATTACGGTTCTTTATTAATCGCTGAGAAACCTGTGGATAAAGGCATACTTATCTACAAGCGCTATGGTACCAAGTCATTTCCTTTCGATTTCAATAACTGCATCTATTGGTTCAAATTAAATATGGACAAATACGATGACTACATGAAAGGTATCGATTTTGAGCCGAGTGATAATGAAGATTGGGCACAAGAGGAAAAAGACCAAGCTACATCTGAACGTCGTGAGGCAGCTATTCAGCATGCTGCAGATGTAGAAATTATGATGGAATGCCGACCACATGGGCTTTACTACCAAT